ATTGCTTATATTATCAATGCTTGTTGCCACTGCATCTCTTATTCCTTTAAGACTCATGGTTTCTTATACTCTCTTATAATATCTTTGTCTAATTTGCTATTTAATTTACCTAATTGCTGACGCATTTGCTCATAAGCTGGTGCTAAGAATGGTATTCTAATTCTTGGGTCTGAACTGCTTGGTGTTAAAGGATTTCCACTAGCTGAAATACCTTCTTCCAAAGGCACTGCATAAAATACGCCTTTATTTGTTGCAGTGTTAAATACTCTTGCAACTGCATCATACCTAGTAGCTTTTATTTCATGATTCCATGATTGACGCATTGCACCTGAACGTACTGGTGAATATATTCTTGCAAAGTTCTTCAATGTTATTGATGCTCTTTCCAAATATTTCTCCATAGGTTTACGCAACTTCTTAGGATTTTTAAGTTTTTTATTTAATTGCTTTTCACCTTGTATTGTTACCCCTAATTGTGCTGACATAATTAAATCCTGTGCCTTCTTAATGGTAATAATAATCTTTGCACATCTTCATCAAGATTGTTTTGCACGTCAAATGGATTAAATTCAGGTGTGCCAATTGATGTTGCATAAGCAGTTAAGAATCTTTTACTTGTTCTAGCTGATTGCATATAACAAGCGTTTTCAACTGCTTGTGGGTATTTGTATACTGATATTGTTGCACCAGTGCTATGTGATGCCCCTGTTGTACCATTCATGCCCCTTTGAACAGTTATAGTATTACTTGATATACCTGTAATATACATTTGTTCACTATCAATCAATATTGTTTCACCAATATTTAAGTTAGCACCAGCAGTAGCAGTAAATGTAGTATCACTTGCACTAAAACTTCCATCATTAGTTGTTGTTGCTGATAAATATGGTGTACTAGAAGTACCATTACCATATCCAAACATTCCAGCTATCTGTACGCCACGCCTTATGCCACTTGCAAAAGAACCAGCAGTTGTATCATCACTTAATTCAATCCATTCTTTTGGATATACAGTATCACCTAATGGAAACAACTCATAATCAGTTGATGCCCATGTTTTATCTGTTGACCTGTCACTTTTAAGTGTTGTCAGGGTAGTTATAGATAGTAAGTCAGTGTTCAATAATAATCTGCTACCCTTTCCCCTGAACTGTCTTGTTTCTGATGTAATATAAAAATGCCTTCTGCAAAAAGCATCAATACTTCTTGATGCCATTTCAAGTGATTGTAACAATTCAGTATCATTGCCAGTACCACTTATATCCATCATTGTTTTTAGTGTGGCAAGATTGCCATAACTATTGCCATCTAATCTCATACCTTGTCACTCCTGTAATCCCCAATGGGACAATTTAAAATTCCATCTCTTTCATCAAGTGGTGCGTGACCACAAACTGGACACGCAACCACTCTTTGCTCTTCGTCTTGTTGCAAAAACTCTCTGTTTTCTTTTAATGTTGCTAACAATTCATTCCAAGCCATTTACATAGCCCTTACATAAACTGTAACAATACAACCTTTTGCATTACCTAAATTAGAAACAACTAAGTCATAACTTCCTTCTTCAATGAATACTGGAAAGTATGTGCTTAATGCTGGAACTACATAAGTATGTGTACTGTTTGAAAGGTTTGCCCCTGTACCAGTTAGTATATCAACTGAATTACTATCATTCATTACAACATCATAATTATCACTTGGTGTTGTACCACCTGGTGAATAATGTACTGATACTATTTCCCCTTGTACCATTGGAATAGCATCAACGTTAACATCACCACTTGCATCACTTGTGCAAGTCATTTGATATTTAACTACGCCATTGTTTTTGCTTGTTACTGTTGTAATACTACCAGCCATTAATTACCTTCCTTTGCTTCAGTTTTTTTAGGTCTGCCACGCTTTTTAGGTCCAGGACTAGAAGTTGCTTTTGCTTTCTTAGTTCTGTTAGAACCAAAATTGCCTTCAATCTTTGTACCAGCCCTGTTACTTCCAAATTTACCTTCAAATTTAGCCATGATTACCTACCCATTTGAATACATCTTATCCAATCAATAGTACAAGTATTAGCAGTAGCTTCACCTGTTAGGAAATGCACTGATACTCTCATTTCTGTTGAAGGTATATTTGCACTACTGGTAGCTACAGATGAACCATTTACAAAAAATTCTACATTAGAACCATTGTAATAAAATTCAAGTTCTATATCTGTATCATCAGCCAACGTTCCAACTGAATCAGTTTGCGTTTCTGTACTTCCTGATTCTGTCACTGCTGACAAACTTGCAGAACCATCTACTGATTCAAAGTAAATAGCATTAGCCACACCACCTAAAAGCGTTGTGTCTGTTACTGCAAGACCAACAAACAAGTCTGTTTGGTCTACGTCATTGATTTTTAATTTTGTACCAAAATACAATTCATTTCCATCTGTCTTAAATGACTCACCATTTAATTGGAAATTACCACCATCATCTTCATTTCCAGCAGTAGTGATTATAACTGCACCACCACTTTTGTCTGTAGATGCAATTGTAGTATTACCACTACCAGCTTCAACCATTGTTGATGTCCAGGCTACTGGGTCACCAGTTGTGTCATCTACTGGAAAGCTAGTGAAGTCATCAATGTATTTAACAACTCCTTCACCTGTTGCATCTAAAATTCTTTTTTGGTGCGTTGACCAAAAAGCCAAGTTACCACTTATTCTTCTACTTCTTAAATTTGGCATACGTTACTCCTTTATGTTTGTAACGCAGTTTTTAACTGCGTATGCCTTTTTAAATTTGTTTTACTTTTTCAGCCTTCTTAATTTGTTTATGTTTCATAGGCAAAGGAATGGATTTGTTAGAAGGCTGAGATAACTTGTTATGAATCAACTTTATCTTTTTCTTTTTTTTATCCATTCCCAGTACCTATGAAAGAACTTTTGTTAAGGTGTTACATAAACCTGTGCACCTGTTGAAGATGCACCATTTTTTTCTTTTGCTTTATGCTTTGCATCATGTCTGATAAGCATACCAAATACATTGTCTGTACCTGAATTGCCACCTTCAGCAGTTGTTAAAGCAATGTGGGTAAACCCATTATCAGTGTCTAAATCTTCTGCTCTGATGTCTATAATTACCCAGTTTCCATCTGCGTCAATAGGATTATCTGTATCATAATTTCCACCTGAAGCAGAAGTTGTTAAGTCTTTTGCACTTGTTCCTGATGAATCAGTTGCTTGTTTAATTCCACAAGTATCTAAGTCATCACTTGAATCCCAAGTACCAAGTTCAACATAAGCAGTTGCTCTGTTAAACCCTTCCATTGAAACGTATGATGTAGTAGCAGATGTGCCACCTATATCAGCTTGTTCTAATGGTGTAAACGCCATATCTTCTGAACCCTTTCCCATAGTATTTTTCTCCTTATTTTAACTTCTTGTTGCTAATGCTACGATTGGGGACATAGTGTTGCTACCATTTTCAGGTGTAATAGCTGAATCAAGTAACATACCACCATCAATTCTTTCTGTAAATCTCCATACAGTTTCACCATTTGCAAATCTGTAGTGTGGACTAGAAGCAATTGTGATGCCTTGTCTGTCACCAATGTAGTAATAAGATAAGTCAGCATAATATATATCACCAACTGTACCTAATGTTTTGCAGTGTTCTGTTAATAACAGTGGTCTGCCAAATATAGTCATTGGAACACCATCTGATGCGTTATTAACAAAGATTGCACTACCACCAGTACCAACATTTAATGCCATTTGCATTAATTGTGGCATCACATCAGGGTGTGCTATCCATACTGCGTTGTTGTGTGAATCTGGCAACATTCTTGAATACATTTTAATTATGTTTTCATAAACAATTGTTGTTGCAGATTGTCCTGTTTCCTTTGCTACTGAAATCAGTGCATCAGAATTAAGAATACCTTCAGGGTCACCAGCACCACCACCACTTATAAATGATTTCTCTTCAAAATGTCTGATAGCATTACCAAACAAATTAATTAAAAGTGATTCAAGTGCTATAGCTGAATCCTGAACTAACTCATCACTTGCTTGTGTGTAACCAGTTAACTTTTTAGCAGTTAGCTGGAATTGTGCAAAGTCAGGCTCTGAAGCAGTATAACTACCAGCTTCTTCAACCCAGTAACCTTGAACACCACCATACACATTAGATGCGTGTGATGTATCTTTAATTCTAGGAATTTTAATTGTATTTGAAGCCATAGGTATTACAGTTGCTCTTGGTCTTACCACTGCTTCTTCTAAAGCAACACTTAATAGTTCTGCTCTAAATTCTTCAGGTACAAGGAAGCCCCCAGCTTCACCTGAACCTTCGTTTAACGCTTTCAATCTAAGGTCATCAGATTGTCCTGATGATTTGTCATAGATTGCTTTTGCAAACTCACCAAAAGATTTGAATTTACCATTACCTTCTTTAGCTTTGGTTTCTTCTTCACTCATTGGAAGTCTTTGAGAAGGTACGTTGGATTTAATGACATCTTCAACAACTGCTTTAGTGTTGTTTTCAATTTCATGTTTCAACTCATTAAAGTCCTTCTCTGACATAGTAGATTTTATTTCATCTTCTGCCATGATTTACTCCTTATTTTTGGAATGATTATTTTTAATTTTATTTAAACCAGCATTAACACCTTCCCTGATAGCATCAGCAACAGTGTAAATTTTTTCTGTTTGCTTTGCTTCCATGTTATTAATAGTATCAACTGCTTTCATTAAATTCTTTTTTTCTGTTTTAGTAAAAGTTATTGCATTAACACTTCTATTTTCTTCACCATACCCATCAGGATTTTCTTCTTGTTCTTCTTCTTCAGATGGATTCATAATTTCATCATATTCTTCATGTGTAGAACATGGCATATAAATTGTGTTTCCATCTTCGTCCAT